CAGAAATGTATGACCTAGGCATTAAATCCCTAGGTATACGTAGATCATCAATATATTTAGCTTTATCAAAATTGTTTTCAATAAAAATTTGAGTTTGTATTGATATCCCTGTCATTTTAAAATATTGTAGTCGATCACGAAAATCAATTTCAATTCGATCAAAATTATGGTTCTTAGAAAAATCAATTATATACCACAACCACCAGGATTCACCAGGATCAATAATAATTGGACCTGGACCTAATATACGCAAAATATTAAAAGCTAAAACAGATGCAATTGGTGTAAATTTCCCTTGAATATATAAAGACATAGCTTTAGATCTCAACAACATGGATTGCAATCGCATACCAACATCTAAATAACCAGAGGAGCATGATATAAACACTCGACAAATTTGTTCTAGAGGCACTAAAGAATGTAAAGTTTCTGTAGAGAACATATTACCACAAAATGATGTATTGCTCAATTCTGAAACATATTTCATTTTTATATTGAATCCTAAATCAGCAAACGATTGTTTAGTAAGGATTTTCTTGTCCATACCAAAAAGTCCATCATCACCTTCAACAAAGCCATCACAATTAATATTGTTAATTTCACATAAAAATAGCATATTCATTAAATTGCTAAAAGAATTGCCTAATGAGGTCCACATTTCACCGGACATTCTAGTTCCAACAACATCGAATCTATATTTGGGATTTTTACATTTTTCGACACGTGGTCGCATAACACCATATCTATCAATTGTGTAATAAACACCCATCAACAAGTTTAAGGTATCAGGATTATTCTGTAACATATATCGCCATAATTCACATTCAACATTATCAGTATATGTGGGTGAGAATGAACCTTCAAAAGAACTATAATCTGTCTCTAAGAAATATGGGTATTTGTTTATACGCATAATATTTTTGGGTAGTTCAGTTATGATTTGACCTTTAACCATATATTTAATATTATAAACTTGATGTTCAATTAATTTGATGTAAGGTCCAATTCGAATTTTAAAATGATTCGATCTGCTATTAATAAACCGCAAATGTTTTGGTTCTTCATAGAATTCTCTTTTTACAAAAGACCATATTTTATAAAATCGTCTAAGTCCTCTTTTAGAGGACAAAAAACCAGTTTTTAATTCAGCATATGCATTTAACAATCGTTGTTTTTGTGTATGATTAAAATGTTTTAATTTTAACATGTATTCATCCACTAATTTATCATTAAATTGAAAATTAGGTAGAGGTGTAAGATTTTCATTTAACCACTTAGTAACGAAATCTCCGATTAGGTTAATTTTAACCGGGTCTTCGGTTGGTGTATTAGGGATTATTCGTTTTAGGTATCCACACATAAGATTGTGATTCGAAAAAGGTTCAGTACAATAGGGTATATCGGATATAGGTCCTAGAATATTTGCATAATGTCTTTTACTGTGACAATGTTCAAAAAACTTTATTGAATTAATCGACCATAATCCAGAAATGTTAACAAGTTTAGCATTTGGATTGAGTCTAAATGCAAGTTGATCGAAATATTTAATGTGTGGTCCCATTTGAAAAAACTTATGTATTTGTGTTGTACGAGTCTTGACCCATGAAAATTTGCTCAACCCCCTTCGTGATATATAATTATACTGTTGTGCTGACATGGGTCCATTGACAACAGAGGGTGAGCATATAAATTTGGTTACTTCTAATGCAGTAACGAGACGCTTATAGCGTCTAATCCCACAACCGAAACTGTAAAATGGCACTTATGGTAGAAATTAATAAAACGCAAATTCATAGAGTTTTGTATAAATTTAATTAATGAGTAAATATAAGAATTACTAGAATCAAGTTGTTCTAATGGATCATATAATTCAATAGGACTATCATGTGTTATCTGATTGACACAATCAATGATAGGCATGGATCGATGTGTAGTGTTTAAAAAAGTGTTTATTAATTCGCTTACAAATAGGTCTTGGTTGTCAGTTTCAATTTGATAATCAAAGTTTTTGACATGAGCTAATACTTCTGGAAATATATAACGGCCAAACAAATATGAACGTTCAGATGAAGAAATAGGATGATTAGCTTTGACAGTGAAATGTCTAAATGATGTTTCTAATATTGGCAATAAAAATTTTAATGCATGATACAATGATGGTTTGTGGATCATGGTTGTGCGATTAATTGTATTAGCTAATTGTAAATTTAAAAATGCTAACTGATTTTGATTAAATTTATAAAAAGAAAATTGATTATGATAAGCTATAGATAAGATTGAATTGTATAGGATATCAGGAGTAATGGCAATTTGATGCGTCGATACATAATAGTAATGAGGGTTTATAGAAGTTATGTCATCAAGAAGATTGATAGGCATATTTATGTTTAGGGCTAATTGGGCCTGATGTTGCAAACTGTTAGCAACTCTTATAGCTTCAACAGTGTTCAAAATTCCTCGGATTTGTACTCTTTTGAGATGTTTATTGTTAGTAAAATATACCCAAGTATGAGTATTAGTAATTGTAATTCGAC